ATAAGGGATTGGGGAACTTTCTCTGACACAGAGAAAAAAATAATTAACTTGCGTAATGCTTCAGAGAATTACGACATTAGACATCTAAAACGAGGAGTAAAAGATGAAATACAAGAACGACACGCAGATACAAGCACTTAAAATATATCCAACTGGTTATTACGTTTACTACAGAATCAATGGTAAGCGTAGGAGCATGAAGTTAGGATCTCTGGACTTACCTATCAAGGTAGCAAGAAACCTAGCGCAAAAGAATTTAGGCCTAGTAGCTACTGGAATAGATCCAATGGACAAGAAGAACAAGCTCACATTAGATGAGGCGTTTACTAACTATGTGCAAAAACTAACCAATAAAGGATCAAAGAGTGCAAAGCAATATACCTCAATTTATGAAAAGGATATTAAGAAACAGTTTGGTCATAAACATTTAGATGAGATTACTGATAGTGAAATACAAACACTACATGACAAGGTAACTCAACGTGCGCCAATAGCAGCTAACAAATGCCTGGAAGTATTAAAAGCAACTTATCGTCATGCCAAGATTAAAGACCACCCAATAGACGGAATAGAAAAGAACCCAGAGGCTAAACGCAAACGCTACTTAACTGAAGAAGAGCTGAATGGTGTGGTTAGAATATTAAACTCTAAATCGCAAATACCAGAACTAGCAAACTCAGTTGCATTTATTTGGTTGTTAATACTAACAGGTGCTAGGTGTGGCGAGGTAGCTGGTGCTAGGTGGTCAGATCTTCAGGATAATAAACTCACATTAAAAAACCATAAGACAATGAGATATGGTGATGACAGAGTTATCTATTTGTCTAAACAAGCCATGAACATTATCAATGCTTTACCAAGAACAAGTGGCACGATAGTTGGGATCGGTAGTCCGAGAAAGTTTTGGGATGGAATCAGAAAACAAATCAACGCACCAGATTTAAGGTTGCATGATCTTCGACATAGCTACGCATCTTTTGGTATTGGTTTAGATATGAACCTAAGTATGGTTGGTAATTTGTTGGGCCATAGAGATATTGCAGCGACTCAACGCTATGCACATATCCATGAAAAGGTGTCAGTTGAGAACGCACAGAAGATTGGCGACCATATTCAGAAGATTATTATGAATGGCTAATTTTTACTGGTTTTAGACAAAAATGGATTCACAGGAAGCCGACAGAGACATTTTGTTGGCTTGGTCTAAGGTTTACTATTAACCAAACAAAGATAGTCTTAGAAACGATCTAAAGGCTTATCAGTACAATAATGCTACAAATTAAGCCAACCAGGGCGAATCTCATTATTTCTTCGTGTTTCATGTTACAGCTCCTTGTAATGCTCAATCAATTTGTTGAGATACCAAGCAGCTTTCTCTAAGTCTTGGATGTTTTCTTCTTTGTCTTTGTAACGATAAAAGTATTTCCAAATGTTGCCTTCTAAATAAGATGGAAAATTATTTGCACCGACACGATCTTTTATTAAGTCAATACATTCTATTGCACCCTGATAGTGTGCTGGTTTATTAACCATATCTTTTTCCCCTTTCACCGCTGCATCCCATTCTTCTTTTGTTGCGTTATCTATAGACATTCTTGCTCCTTAATTATCTTTAAATATTAAATATAAAATTTCGTGAATCTTTTTATGGAGAAAATTTCTAAATTATATTTACAATATTTTTCTCGTTCACTTGCTTTATTAAAAAAGCATGGGTTAGAATAACACAATCGTGAACAATGAGTAAAATTTATGAATAATAAAGTTTGGCTAACACAAGAAGAGTTAGCAGAAAGATGGAGAAAGTCTCCAAGAACATTGGCAAATTATCGGGCGCAAGGCAAAGGCCCTACCTATTCTAAAATGGGTGGCAAGGTTCTTTATGATCTTCAGGTCATAGAGCAGGAAGAAAATAAATCAGTTATCGAACCAGTCGCAAGTTAATTGGTTAATGCAAGGTCGAAAGGCCGAAGAGGAGAGCTTGAGTGCATACAGCAAATAGAACAACTGTTGGGAATCAAATTGGAAGTTAATTATAGTCAATCGTTTGGCGGTGGACATGATTTACTTGGTTGTCCTGGTTACGCAATAGAAGTTAAAAGACGTAAAGCAGTATCACAAGCGGATCTAAAAAACTGGTGGGATCAATCAGTTAAACAAGCACTTAAAGTTAATCTGTTACCTTGTCTTTGGTTCAGAGCTGACAGGTCAGATTGGAAAGTAGCCATACCAGATGTCTACGCACATAAGAACAATTTATTTCCCATAGAAGATTTCAACATAGCATCGGTTATGTCAACGGAACTATGGGCTGCAATAATGAGAGAGGAGTACAACATTGGCACACGCGAAGTTAGCACCGAGTAGTATAAGCAGAGTTATTAGATGTCCAGGTTCAGCGATACCTAATGCTGAAGCACCTAATACGTCATCTTTACCTGCTGCAAGAGGAACTGCAATCCATGAGATGTGTGAGCAATTACTAAAGGACAGGTTAGATAATATTACTCTTTCTGATTATTGGTTAGGTAAAACAGTAGAGCTAGAAGGTTTTGCCATAGAGATAGGTTTAGAAGAAATTATGATAGCTGAAACTTACGTCAACTATATCAGGCAAAGAACCGAAGAACTTAATGGCAAACTCTTAATAGAAGAGAAGCTCTACATGAATGAAATTAGCGATGACTGTTGGGGTACAAGTGATGCAGTTATTTTAGGTGAAGGCAATCGCATGGTGGTTGCTGATTTAAAGTCTGGTAACTTTCCAGTCGATGTAAATTTTAACGAACAATTAATGACATATAGTTTGGGCGCACTAGCTCGGTGGGGAAATGAAAATACAGTCATAGAAATGACGATCATCCAACCAAGCAAAAAATCTTTTCATAAAGATGGGCCTATTAGAAGTTTTGATATTCAAGCTGTCGATCTAGTAGATTGGGGTTTTAATATCTTAAAGCCAGCGTGTGAGGAAGCATTGGGTGAAAGTCCAACCTATAACGCTGGAGATTGGTGTCGGTTTTGTGCTTACAAACCCGATTGTTTAACATTTCAAAAACATCAGGAAGGTGAAAAATGAAAGAAGAAGAGAAAGCGTTATTGTCATTTACTGACAATGACGGAAACAAAAGAGAGGTCTTTGAGAAAGATCTAAATGATAGAGTTCGACCTCTGGTACAAGAGATCCAAGGCGATCTGAAAGCAGAGAACGAACTTACGCCTCAACATGGCGAGGCTGTTAGAGTTGTGCATCACATGGAGTCTATTCGCAAGAATATACAAAATGCGTTGGATAAATTAATCGTGGAGCTTCCACCTTATAAAAAGCCAGTAAAAATACATGGCGTTGACGAGGTGAAGAAATGAGTCTAGCTGCAATACAAAAGAAAGCGAAAGCGAAACCAAGCATTGTAATTATTTATGGGCCATCAGGTCTTGGTAAAACTACACTTGCTGTTGGTTCTAAAGATCCAATAGTTTTGCAAACTGAAGAAGGTCTTGGAATCCTAACCAAGAACCGAGACATAGCTCACTTTCCATTAGCGAAAGATTACGATACTTTTATTGGCTATCTTAAATCATTGGTTGATGAGAAAGAGTTACCATATTCATCATTGGTTGTAGACAGTCTTGATTGGTTAGAACCAATTATTTTTGCTAAAACTTGTGAAGCTCATAATCAAAAATCTATTGAGTCGTTTGGTTATGGTCGTGGTTATGTAGAAGCAGTTAAGTATTGGAGAGAGTTTCTTGACCTGGTGAACAGATTAAGAAATGAACACAGCATGAGAATATGTTTGATTGCACACAATCAGATTAAAACATTCCATGATCCATCTACTGAAAGTTATGATCGCCACGAACTCAAGCTAAATAAACACGCATCAGCTTTGGTTCTTGAAGCTAGTGATATGTGTTTGTTCCTTAATTATAAAAAAGGAACTGTTAAGGTTCAGGGTAATAAAGGATTAACAAGCAAAACTGTTCAGTCAGGCAGAGTTTTAGTTACGACTGAATCACCTGCTGCGGTTGCTAAAAATAGATATGGTTTACCAGAAGAAATACCAGTCGTAGAAGAAGGCGATGACTTTATTGTCAGAGCTGAAAAGACTTGGGCCGAGATTGGTAAGTTAATCAATAAATCCTAATGGCAAAGCTAACGCATGACAATGCTCTCTACTACATGAGGAGAGCAAAAGTTTTGTTGGATCATGTTGAAGAAGAAAATGGGGAACACGATCATATACTACCCCAAGGTGGTAACAAGGAGTTGGTAGAAATTATCAAAGACTTGTTATTTTTGATTGATCGTACAGGCGACTTTGAAGAGTATGACCTCGGATAAGTTTTTTTAGTGTTAATTTTTTTACGGAGGTAATTATGGTTGATTTAACACAATTTAATGATGGTGAGGCGTTTGATAGCACAAATGTAAGTAGTGGTGGCGGAGGTTCATTAGAACCAGGTCGTCATATTTTGCATTATGCTGGTTCGGAAGAAATCTACAACGAAGCACTTGATAGGAAAGTTATTAGAATAACTTTTGAAATCGATGGTTCTACTATGAATGTCAGAAATGACTTTTGTATGCAATACAACAAGCCATCACCAGAAAAGGCTAATGGCGCGAAAAAAAATGTTGAAATAGGGAAAACTTCCTTAATGCTTTTTATGAACGCTGTTGGACTAAACTCTATGAAAAATACTGATGTGCTGGTTGGCAAAGCAGTATCAGAAGAGTTGGTTAGAAATGACGCGGGTTATTTAGAAATAGATGAGCAATGTGGTAAGACCTGGCAAATCGTAGGCGATGTTAAGTCTGAGCCAAAGGTAGAAGAAAAAGCTGATGATACAGACCACAGCGAGAACATCCCCTTCTAGCCATGACCTTAAATATCGGAGGCCCAGTCTTTGTGGTTATTGCAGAGGCTTGGCTTCCCCGATGTTTGTCATGGTTGGTAACAAGATGTTTGGGGGGTGTTCACTAGATCACCTGGATAAAATTAAACGAGGAGAAAAAATGCAAGAGATAAAAAATTTTGCACAAGTTTCAGAGGATGGACTTGATTATGCTTTGGGGAAAAGCAAAGACATTTATTTAGATACAAAAAAAGAAACAGGATCATTTGAATTACACAAGTGGTCAAAAGAACAGAGGTTGGCATTTGTCCGATCTCTTGTGCGCTCTTATCTGAATCACCAGCACTCTGTGGCTGAAACAGGTTTGAGTGTCGATGACTGATCTAACACAGTTTTTTGGAGAAGAGGGCCTAGCAATAGATCCTAACTTTGCTTTTGCTAATAAGGGTAAAAGTATTCAAGACTTAATGAACGAGATGCAGACGCATGGTTTGTTGGTTGATTATATAGACATGAGTGGTGAGTTAGTGCGCTGTAAGGTAGGAGCAGTTACAAACTGTCGACCTGATAAAGTAGGCGAGGCATCTGGGTATTATGTTTTCAATCAGATTGACCACGAAAAATTTGTTTGCGTCTTTGGTAATTGGCGCAGTTCTTTTGAAGGGAAGTTCCTTAGTTATTCAGCCAACGATTTAACACCTGTAGAAAAGCAAGACCTACAACGCAAGTTGGAAGAGGCTAATGCCAGGAGACAAGAAGCTAAAGAAAAGCAACAAGAAGAAGTTGCTGTATATGCCAAAGAAAAGTTTGAGTCGGCTGAAGAGGTGGTTCAACATAAGTATTTGGATGTAAAAAGTGTTAAAAGTTATGGTCTAAAACAAGTAAATGGCAATCTACTTGTCGGTGTGTATTCTATCACCAAAAATGATAATGGAACATTAGCAAAAGAGATAAAGTCGCTCCAATATATATCACCCAACGGAGATAAGAAATTTGTTGGTGGGGGAGCTGTGAGAGGCAACGTGAACCTCATTGGTTGCGATGTGAATGATCTATTGCACCTACCAAATCTAATCGTCTGTGAGGGGTATGCGACAGCAGCATCGATCTATGAAAGCACAGGTGTTCCTTGCCTGGTGGTATTTAGTGCAAACTTTTGTTTGCCAGCTCTCAGCAGATTAAGAGAAATAATTGGTAGTAACTGTAAATTTATTTTAGCGTTAGACAATGACAAGAACCAAGTAGGCAATACTAAGGCCAACGAAGTTGCGACAGCAGTTGTAAATTGTGTAACCAGACTTCCAAGCATCATTGGTGATTACAATGATTTAGCAAGACAACAGGGGAATGAGCAAGTCAAACTCGAACTGTTAGACTCCAAGTTTAACATTCGACAATATGCCATTCGGAATCTAGTAAACTCTCCTCCTCAGACTGAGTGGCTAGTAGACTCGTTTGTTCCCCTCTCGAAACCTGGCATTATTGCTGCAGTAGGTGGCGTTGGTAAAAGTTTAAGTGTCATTCAGTTGGCATTAGGCATTGCAACAGGTGGCAGTTGGTGGGGGAAGAAAATACTGCAACAAGGCAACAGCGTAATCTTTGCA